ACCCCCTATCTCTAGATCACATTGGTTCTCAAGGCAGTTTAAATATGCAGAAAACAACCCGTCACTACAGAATTACGCAGTCAGAGCAACTAGCTTTGACAATATGTATCTGACAGAACAGCAGAAAGAAAACATACGTAAACAAAAAGAAACTACAGCAGAGTGGATATGGGAACGTATGGTAATGGCAAAACAACCAGATGTTGGTGGTGGATTCTTTAAAAAGATTGAAGAAGCAGCGATTGGTGAAGAACTGTACAATCCGATTGAAGGTCACTCTTACGTAGCAGGACTTGACCTCGGTAAACAGGTTGACCCTACTGTTTTGATTATTAAAAACAGGATTACTCGTGAATCTGTGCATTATGTTGAAATGTTAAAAACTGACTGGGTTTTACAGAAAGAAACTCTTATATCTGAACTTGAAAGATGGAATTGTGAATCTGTAATGATGGACTCAACAGGTATGGGTGGTGATGTGTTATTTGATGAATTGCTAAATCTCGGCGTCCCTGTGATTGGCAAGAAGTTTACACCTCAAACCAAATACCAGTTATTCCTGAACTATGCGGTGGCTCTGCAAAATGGAACAACTACTTTTCCTCCTGAGTGGCAAAAATTGCAGAACGAATTGGATTCAATTGAGATAAGGCAAAAAGGTTTGACCTATAGCTTTACTCACCCCAATACACCACATGATGACTGGGTGGACGCCGAGGTGCTTGCTCTTATGGCATGTGACCCTCCAGAGGCCATGGAAGAAGACTATGATCCAGTGTATACAATAAAAACTGTTGCGCCATTGACTAATGATGGTGTATCTTATACAGAAGGGCGAATAGCCCGCATGAAACGAAAAAGAAAAGCAAAACAGCTAAAAGAACTACGAGAAGTGGTAGACATTAGCACAAAGCAAGAATCTATTTTAATGGACGCATTAGACTAATATGGTTAACGGCTACAGAGCAAATACAGGCGAAATGGAATCGGCATACGAAGAAACTGTTGATTTACTATCTGCACCACCTTTAAACGAACCTACATTAAGTGAGGCCTGGGTAAAAACCCAACTTTCAAGAGGTGGAGCTGCTGATTTCTTTTCTCAATTTTATGACAACTGCGCAGAAGCAGATGAATTTTATTTGGGGGAGTTCGACTTCTCTGTTCCATTGGGAGGCACGAAAGTAAATCTCGGAACATTCCATAGCATCATTGATACCCTCGTTGCTCATGCCTCCCCCAGATTTATGGACATTGATGTTCCACCACCAGGCCCAAGAGCTACTGCAAGAGCAGAGCTTATTGAAAAGTTTTTAAATGGTGCACATCACATGTTAGAACAAAACACTCCTGTAAAAAGAGAGATCGTAAAACATCAGGGTCTTTACGGGGTGTCACTTGTTAAGTTTGAATTTGCAGGACACGAATGGGGCGAGATGCCTGAACCACCTCAAGATGGTGGCGACATGGCTGAATATGAAAGACAAGTAAAAGAAATCTCAGAAAACAGAAAATTTAAATTTCCAATTATTTCAGAAGTAGTTAACCCACAGGAATGTGTGTGGGATTTGGCAAGCACCCACCCACGATGGATTATACGTAATACAGAGATTGATTCAGAATGGATTATGGCTCACTTCCCTGATTTCCAAGGTGAGATGAAAGATGGTAAATGTGATTTTGCAGAGGTGTGGACATCTACACATGTAGGTTACTTAGCGAATGGCACGTGGGCGTTAGAGCCTAGGCGTCACGCATACGGGAGGATCCCGTGGATTGTATTCCACCCTCAGACAGGAATTAAAACTGTCGGACATAAACCTGAACACATGTACAGAGGTATTGGCTCAGGTAACTTCGGAATGATTAGGGCAGAATCAAGATTAGCTTCGCAATACTTAGACATTGTGTCTAGAAACGCATGGTCATCATTAAACTTCAAAGGGCCTCGTGGAATGACAGAAGAAGTAATGCAAGAGTTTTCGCAAGAGCCAGGTGCACGTAACTATGTACCACCTAACGTTGATGTACAACCACAAGCAGTAAGTGAAGCTCCACAAAGCATACTTGCTGCAATGGGCACACTCGAAAGAGCAATTGAAGCAAATACAGTTCCTGCTGTAGCTAGAGGTGAAAGACCTACAGGTGCAGCATCTGGATATCACACTGCTGTATTAGCAGGTATAGCCAGCTTAAACTTTGGTGCTGTGGTAGATGCAACTGAACGTGGATTGCAAGAAGCAAACGAGATTGTGCTAAGGATTGTAGAAAATGTAATTGGTGACACAGTTACTGTATTTGGAAACACAGAGGCTGGCGCAATAGATGCCAAGATTAAACCAAACGATATTAGAGGCCATTATGTTTCTACAGTTCGTTTAACATCTACAAGTCCTGAAGAACAAGAACGGAAATTGTCATTGTGGAGAGATACATGGAGGACTGGTTTCGTAGACTGGACTACAGCTCTTCGTAAAGCTGGTGTATCTAACCCATTAGAAGTTGTAGGTAACAGAATTGCAGAAGACTTCTTTAATCTTCCGCAGATACAGCAAGCCTTTAGTATGTTGGCTGCACAGAGTTTACCGATTCTACAGCAAGCAGTACAGGCTGCACAACAAGGTGCAACTGGAGGATTTGATCCTACAGAGATGGCACAAAATATAATGAATTCACAAGGATCTATGCAGTTACCTAACGCAGGAAACTTTGCAATGGGTAATCAGTCAGGGGTAGGAAGTGGTCCAGTTAGACCAATAATGCCTGGTAGCGTAGAAGAACAAAATCAAATTGGACAACAACTTGTTAGCCCAAGAAGAGGTCCACAACCAACTACAGGAGGCCCAGTCCCACCAGGACTTGGTAATATAGGAGCATAATGGCATATCAAGATCAAACAAAAAAATCAGTAAAAGGTTTAAAACCAATAGAAGCAGGTTTTGTTAAATATTTTGAGATGATTGAAACTGCTTTTAAAAATATAAATGACAGCATGGGTGGTTTAAATGTACCTGACCCTAATGCAAATAAAGTTAACAGGACAAGAAGGGAGCCTAACAGACCTTATTATGCAAACCGAAATGACACACCATTTAGGAGATTTTAATGGCAGAACTAAAACCATATCAAATATTAATTGAGGATCAGCAGTTTGATGCTAATGACCCTGCAAAACCTATAGGCAGTAGAGTTCAATACACAACTTCTTACGGAGAAAATGAACAAAGTGCTATGGATAACTATCGAAAGAATTTTCCTAGCACTCCTAACAGATTAAGAACTGAAGTTGTAGGGATTGATCCTAGTTTTGAAGAAATGATGAGAACAAACACTTCAAGCCCAAATACTCCATATTTTTCTCAAGACACATCAAGATACTATGGTATGCAAAACCCATATGCAGTTGCTAGTTTACCTAATACACAAAATATTGATGTTAATAGAGCTAGGCAAGCTGTAAGTCCTTTTACTCAGGAATTAGGAATGCAACCTAATTTTTATTCAATAATGCAGGGCATTAACAGAATGGCTCCTGCACCAACTCCTAACTTTAACCAGATGGAGTCAACGCAATTGCCTACAACTTATGATGCACAAACTGCGCCTACTATGCCATTTTCTGGTACAGATCAAACTGTTCCATTTTCACCAGGTGTAAGCCGAGGCGGTGGAGGTGGATATCAAGTTCCAGGCACAATGGGTAGTTTTGGAATGAACTTTCCAGGACAAGATTTCTTTGCGGGAGCAAATACTCAAAGCCCAGGGGGACAATTAACTTCTACGCAAATTGAAAGCGGACAAACGGCAGGAGTAAATATAAGACAAGATTTAGGTTTAAGGCCAGATTTTCAACTTAGAGATTTTATACCAGAACCTAGTCCATTTGAAATGGGCATGATGGGACAAGGTGCTAGTATATTTTTAAATGAAATGAGAAGGAATAATGCAATTCTTAATGCAGGTGTAACTCCTGCTGAATTTAATTCTTTTGATCCTAATGTATTAAACAATGTGATGACTAAACTAACAAACGCAGGTATATTTGGGCAAAGTGAGTTTGCTCCTAGTCCTTCTATTTTTGGAGAAAGTAATGTTGACAGAGCATTAAGAGAAGCAGATACACGAGAAAGAACATTTACTGCTGCTCCTGCAACTCAACCTGATCAAGAAGAAACAACTGAAACCCAATTAACCATGGGTGCTCAAATAACTCCAGAAGACTTTAATGCTGCAATGCAAGCAATAAGAGAAGTTCAAGGTGGAGGAACAGCAAGTCTACCAGATAGCATAATTAGGTTAGGTATCAGTGACACTACAGGCAACTCACCTGCTGCACAATTAGTAAGGCAGTTTGGTGATGCGCAAGCTAGAAGTATGCCGTTTGAACAAGCAACACAACGAAGAGAAGAAACTTTGGAACAAGCAAGACTAGACCTTGATGTAGCAACAGTAAACAACGCTTTGGATATAGCTGGAATGCAGAATCAAAGCGATAATTACAGAACTCAAATAGGATTTGCTAGTGACCAAATGCAAATGGCTTCTAACGAAAGAATTAACAATTCTCAATTAAGAAGCTCTGAGATGATTGCGCAAGCAAGTAATCAATCTAATGAACGTATAGCAGAAGTTAGTGCTAACGCATCTAGAGATGTTGCGCAGATTAATGGACTATCTCAACAGCAAGTAGCTTTAATAAATACTAGAAGTGCTAAAGAAGTGGCTGAGATTACTGGATTAAACCAAAGAGAAGTAGAAAGAATAAAAGGTGACATTCAAACAAGAATTGCTCAGGCAACAAACTTAAGCAAAGAAGATATAGCTAGAATGCAAACTAATGCACAAATAAGCGTTGCTAGTTTGCAAACCCAAAGTGCTAGTGCAATTGCTACTAAAAATAACTTATCAGCACAATTAATAGCTGAAGATTCTAATAGCACTCAACTTCAAGTAGCAGAAGCACAGAGAGATGCTCAAGCAGAAGTAGCAAGACAGAATAGGCTTTCTCAGGAAAATGTAGCTGCATTAATTTATAGTGAAGATGCAGATGCTTTGAGATTAGCAGAATTCAATGACCTTAAAGAGATAGAAAGAATTAGGAATGAGTATGCAAAAGAATTAGCTCAGGCAATAGATATTAGTGAAGAAGCTTTGGCAATTAACCCCGAAGGTGTAGTAAAGAATATGGAACAGTATATTGCTGAAATAAATACCAAAGCCACTGCAGACTTTCAAAATGCTCAATTAGAATTTGAAAAAGAGAAGTATCAAGCTGAGTTAGAAGCATTACCAGAACAATTAGAATTCCAAAGAGAACTAGCAGAAATGCAGTATCAAGGTGGATATGCTACACCAGACGAATTTAAAGCTGCTCAAATAGAAATAGGTCGTGGAGGTTTAAGCCGAGAAGAAGATGAAAGTTTACGAGCTTTATTAGCTGCTGGCGGATTGACTCCAGATCAAAGATTAGCTGAGATTCAAGCAGAAAGCAGGTCACAAGAGATGAATTCTTTGATGGCTTTGCTTAGTAACCCACAAGCACTTGGTGCTTTTGTAACTATAATTTCAGGAGAACTTCCATTTGACTCTGTTCCAACTATGGGACAATTAGCAGAAATGACTCCAAGTAGAATTGAATATCTACAGGGTGCATTGTCTGCATTGGGTATTGATCCGCAAACGTTTATTAGAATGGCACAAGATGTGACTCCACAAGCGTTTCAAGAAACAGGGCCATTTGGACAATTATCAGCAATGATTTCGTGAGGTGATTAATGCCAAGAACACCATTCGGAGATAGATCACCATGGGAAAGCTCTTCAGCTCTTCAAAATAGAACACGAGAAAAAGAGCAAGAAGATGAAAAAATAAGAAGGCTTCAAGCTTTATTAGAGCAATCTAAACGTACAGGTCAATTTTTTGACAATCCTGAAACACAAGCTTTAAAGCAAGAAATACAAGCAAGGCAAGATTCTCAAAATAGAACATATAGAGGATTATTAAGTAGTTCTCACGGATTTGGTTTGCATGATGCAGGGCGTAACGTAAGCGAACCTTTACAGATGCAACCTCAAGTAGAGTTACCTAATGATGATGGAATTAACCTAAACCCTTTTAGTTATATTGGCCAAGGATTAATGAAAGGTCTTGAAGGCTGGCAAAAAGCTACTGAGTTTACAGCTGGTGTAGTTGCATCTCCATTTAGTCAACAAGTTAAAAGAAATATGAATAAAGGTATGAGTGCAGGTGAAGCATGGAGGCAATCACAGTTTGCAACAAAAAGGTTTGGGGCAGACCCTGAAAAAGGAGAAGATGGTTTTGGCTTTAACTTAGGTGTTAAAGGTGCAATAGAAATGATTGTTGATCCTGTTGGCCTTGCAACTATGGCATTACCTATAGGGGCAATATTTAGACCTGTAGGTAAAGGAGTATCTACAGCAACTAGCCTTCTCCCTGGCGTTAAGGGTATAAGAAAAGAAGGTCAAAGGCTTTTAGAAAAAGGACAAGGTTTTGACAAACAACTTAGAAATTTAGATTTAGTTAAAGAAAATACAAGAGATTTTATTAAGTCTTTGCAAGCTAAAGGTAACTGGAACACTTTAACAAAACACCAACAAACTCAAATTAGAACAGGTGGAGATGTAAGACTTAGAACTAAAAATGGAAAAATAATAGACCTTGATAATGTTAGGTTAGACACAAAGGTTAATACTCAAATAATGGATCCTTCAAATTACGATAGTGCTATAGAAAGAGCAGGAGTTAACAGAGAAGGGTTAATTGGTGATTTTTTAAGATATGCCAATAGTGATAAAGCAAAACAATTAAGTAAATTAAATCCTGGAAGACATTTCTTAATGAGTTTAAAAAATACTCACAAACTTTTTAATCGTGCTTTTCATCTTGGCGCAACATTAGAAGGTAGAGCCGAATTAGCATTTCATGCAGATGCAATAGGTGGTGCTGGCTGGGTTACTAGGTCTATAGCAAAACTTAGAGGGCGTGGAGAATCTTTTGAAGATATAGCTAAAGCAAATGGCTTAACATTAGGTGAAATAGAAAGAACTGTTAAAAAAGATGGCCTTGATGTTATAGAAAAATATACAGCTTTAACAGTTCCTATAAGAAGAGAAAAAGTAATTGGGCAAAGAAACAAAGCCATGGAATCTTATTTTGGTTATGGAGATGAAAGAATTCTTGAAGGAGAGATTGCTTTTGATTTAGATGAACTTAGTGGCGAATGGGCTATATATGATGTAAATGGTGGTTTCCGTGCAATGGGCAGATTAGGTGCTAGCACTAGAAGCAGTATAAAAAAGACAGCACAAGAAATAGCAGAAAAGTCAGGACTTACAGATGAACAAATAGAAGCGCTAACTAAAAGACTAAATGCTAGCGCAGACAACATGAGTGCTTGGGAAGCAACTAGCAGAATAGATTCAACTGTAGAAACTGCTTTACATCCAGGCAAAGGACATTTTATTAAATATAATGAGGGTGATGCTTTTCACGTAGATACTTATGCAATTGATTTTGCGCCATCTAATGAACAAGTTAAACGTGCTCAAACATTTTGGCGTAGTACAGGTAGAAAAAAAACTGATCCACTCTATCCAAAAACTTTAAAAGAATTAGTAAGAAAAGATATATCAAAACTAGAAACAGCAGCAGAACAATTAAGAAAGTCTGAAGAAGTATTTAACGAATTAAAAAAAGCAAGAGGGAAAGCAGTAGGTAGAAGACCAGTAGAATTTAATCAAGCAATTGATTTAATTAACAAAAACAAAGTAAACGTTAATCAAGCATATACTGAGTTAGTAGAAAATGTTTTTAATATATATGATAGAGATGGTTTTTTGCAACAAAATTTATTTGATGCTAATAAAAACTATGATGTTACAAAGTTAACTGACAATGGAAGCAGGTTTGCAGATTTTGCTAAAACTCCTTCTAGGCAAAAATTGTATAAAGGTATACCAGTAGTTGATAACCCTAGATTAGCTCGTTTAGATAAAGGAGCAATGGCAACTTATCGAGGACAATCAAGACAAGGAGTAAGGCCTGAACAATTAGAAAAAATTATTATTACTCCAGCAAAAAGAAATACTGGAAAGTATGTAGAGGGAGAAATTCCTTTAGACGTAAAAGGCAGGGTTCCTTATAAAATTACAATAAACAGAGCTGCAATAAGACAAGATTACAATAGAGGTTTGGCACAAACAGCAGCAGGAGCACCAGATGGAGTTGTAAAAGCTGCAGTAGACCCTGAAACTATGCGTCTAAGAAGGCCTGCTCCTGGACAATTTGATGCTCCTATACAAAAAGGTGACAAGATATGGGAAAGAGTAAGGCCAAGTAAAGAGCTTTTTCCTACTTATGAAGATTATGAAAATTTTGTATTAGAACACGAATGGCAACATTTTAGAAATCCAGCAGCAGCAAAAGCAGCAGATGAACATTTTTTGGAAAACTACGTACCCCAATTAAGTTCTGATATATTAGAAGAAGGTATTGTTGATAAACAAGCTTTTATGAATTGGGCAAATACTATAGTTCAACGTGAAAGTTTGCAAGAAGGTGGTTTTAGTCCTCAACAGGCACAAGAACTTATTGATGCTTATGGTGATTCAAGGAAATTAGTTAAAAATATAGAAGAAGTAGATATAGATCAATTTGCTAACTTAGATCAAATTAGAAATGAAATTTTTCCTCCACAAAGAGGAGTTAATCCTGGAGCAGTATCTATTGGTGGGCAAGCAAGAGCACCAATTCAAAGCTATAAATCAGCTATGAGCATGATAAATGCTTTGAGAAGAGGCATAGATAACAATAAATTAATAATAAGTACGCCATCAAAAAGAAGACTTAAAAAACTTGACAGTGTTATTGATGTAACTGAAGATGGTGGGTCTGCTCTTAATGCTATAGCAAGAAATGTTAAAAGAGATTTAGATGCTGCTTACGATAACACAGACAGCATATTGCACAACCCTGGTAAAAGAGCAGATGCGTTTTCTTGGGCAGATGATGATGGTATAAAACAAATTCATCATTTTGGAGATAACTTTTTAGCTGATAAAACAGATAAATTTACTTGGGCCAACATGAAAGCTATGAATGCTATTCCTAATGATGTTTTAAATATGTTTGCAAAAAAATACCCTGACCTTCCAAAAGATGCAGATAATATTACAATGAACGTTGCTGACTTTTTAGATATGGCTGGGTACGTAGTAGATTACAACGGGCCTTTTGGTAAACCAATTAGGTTGTACGAACAGTATTTTGATTTACCACCTGACATGATTAACTATCTTAAAAATTATTATACTTTGTTTGATGAAGGAGCTCATTTATTATCAAGAAAAGGAATACCTCCTAACAACTTATTTGTAAATACTACAGGAAACTATGTACATCACATTGTTGAAAACATGGCTGAATATCAAGACTTAGTTGATAGACAAGATTGGTCAAGAATTTCTAATGGTGCACTTAAACCAACAACAATTAGCAGGAACAGGTTTTTTGATAGCGTAATAGATGGTATAGATGAAAGAAGTTTAGTATATAACCAAGACCCAGCTCAAATGGCAGAAGAATTTTTAAATGCTGTTTATAAAGAAATTGCAGATGAACAAGTAATAAGAAGATTAGAAAACATTTCTCATCAACAATTAAAAGCAGCTAAATTTGATGTAACAAGGCTTAACCAATGGGGTGAGAGAGCAAAAGAGTTTCGTAAAAAAGCTAATGAAATTCAAAAAATTCAAAACTTTGTTAAAGTTGGCAACACCCTTGGCAATGATATAGTTGATGATTTAGATAGAGCTTTAAGAGAAAGCAAAGCAAACCTTATTCCTTCAGACGCTTCTAACTGGAATAAAGAGTATAACAAAATAAAAGAAATGCTAAAGAACCCTGATGATAAAGTTCAAGGAGATATTCAACGAATAATGAATGATTTCTTAGATACCCTAGAAACAGGTTTTGATAAAGAAGCTGTTTACTATGCAAATAAAATAGCAAAAATGGGCGGCAAAGATATAAAACTAAACAAGATACAAAGAAAGCTTTCAGGTTTATACGGACCAGAAGCTGTGCAACTTAGAATGGTAACAGACCAAAGAGGTCAAATACAAAATGAAGTAAAAGCTTTAGCTAAAAGGAATTTGTTTTTCGATGATAAGACAGCTGGCAATATTGAGAAGTTTTTAAATATAAACAAAGAAAATCCTTTTGACATTGCAGCTTCAAAAACAGCAACTATAAACGATTACTTTAGATTAGTGCAAACAGGTTTTGACGCAGGTACAGCTTTCTTGCATGGACTGCCAACTCTTTTAAGAGGCCTTGGCACAACAGACATGAAACTAAAAAAAGCGTATTTAGGTTCTTGGACTAATGGAACTAAGACAATGGGGCAGTTAATATGGAGAGGCATAAAAGATGGTGATGCTCCAAGACTACATGCTGAGTTAATTAACAAAAAAAGAAAGAATTTTGCTTTAATGGCAAACTATGGTGTCTTAATGAGTAACGCTGGTAATGATTACTTTAGGGCAGCAAACAACAGAACTGTATTTAATAAATTACTTTCAGAAGGAAGAGTTAATAACTTACAAGCTAAAGACTCTATTCCTGGATTTAAACAATCAAGAGCTGCAATAGATAAAGGTGGAGATGTATTAGATGGATTTCAAGCCAGCTTTGAAGCATACGGAGATATAATAAGAGAAGGATTGTGGGATGCTCATTATCAGCAAATACTAAGAAGTGGTGCTGCAAATAATCTTGGAGATGATGTAATAGAACAGCAATTAACTCAATTAGCTGAATATGTAAATGGAATGACAGGAGCATTTTCAAGCAGGAGGGCAGGAATAAGTGCTAGACAATCTAACATAGAAAGGTCTGTAATATTCTTTTCTCCTTCATATACAAGAGCTACGTTAGGATTAATAGGTTCTATTGTAAAAGGTGACATACAAGGCCAAGAAGCAAGAAGAGCACTGCAATCTATGATGGGGGCTGGAATAGCAACTCACCTTGGATTTGCTACATTAAACGCTAAAGTAAAAGGTGAAGACATAAATCAACACATTAACCTTGATCCAACAAGTGGTAAGTTTTTAACATCACAGATTGGAAATGTAAACGTTGGATTTGGTTCAGCTTGGACATCTATGGCAAGATTGTTTGGTAAAATAGCTAATGATCCTGCATTTAGGGGTGACATACTTGATTCACCTTTATTGCTTACAGGGTCAGGCAGAGGAAGAGCTGGGTTTGACGAAACAGGAATTAAAGATTATTTACAGAACAATCAGATATTATATTGGTTGCGATCAAGGAGTTCACCAGCTGGTTCTAGTATGTGGGACTTAGGAATGGGTGCCAACTTTTTAGGAGAAGAATTAAAACCATTTAGGGGTGATTGGTTCCAAGAACTAGGATCAAGTGCTACTCCATTCTGGCTAGACTCTTTGTTTGAAAATGGAGCATTAGGTGGTGGTACTGAGTTTATAGGACTAAGAACTAACCCAATTAGTGAATATGAAAAAAGAAAAGAAGTTAGAGATATGTTAGCTCAACAATACTACAAGACTAACTGGAGAAGTTTAAATGATGTGCAGAAAAGATTAATAACTGAATCTAATGATGTAGAGGCTGACCCTAATGTTCAAAGACTAAGAGAACTTGAATCAGAAATATTTGAAAAGAGAAGGACTGTTGGAGGTTCTAGTTTAGATAGAAACTTTGAACTTAAAGGTAACGAAATTGATGATGCAAGAGCTGAATACAACCATGCTGTTAAAGCTGCTGAATCTGCTCTTAGGGGTTATGAAATTAGTTTAGAACAATATATATTACGAGAACAAAAAGCTAGAACTCAATACAGGTATGATGCTCAAAGTATTTCAGAAAAATACCCAGACGTAGAAGCATACTTAATGGCAATAAAAGGTAGCTTAGGGGATTTTGAAAGAGTAGAAGACTTTGCTGCTGATGAGTATGCTGAAATAATGTTTGATGACAAATGGGACTTAGGTTACATGTTTGACTTTGAAGGCAGAGAAACAGAGCTAGAAGGCTGGAGGCAAAGGTGGAATGCACCTGAGTATGAGTCATACGCTAAAGATAAATTGTATGGAGGAAGATGGGACTCAACTGGATTTAACCAAGAATTTTACAGAAGAAGAGATGAATACTTTCCTCAGTATTGGGAAGATACTAGAAAAGAAATATTCCAAACAAGGTATCAAGGTCAGTTTGATGATATATATCGTGAATGGTATCTATCCAAATATGACGATAGAAAAAGACAATTAATTGAAGAAAACAACCAGGGCTTTAAACAGGCTTTGAAAGAGTGGGAAAGACTAAGATTAGAACTTAGAAGGTTTAATCCAGAGCTAGATGCTTTTCTTTACAGGTGGGGTTTTGCTGAATCTTTAGCTAATCCTGCTAACTTTGGAAGAGAAGATGAACTTAAGTCTAGGTTCCCTTTTGAAGAGTATGTTCCTAAGTGGAGGGTTGCAGGACAATAAATTGGGTATTATAATCAAAATTAGATAATCATTGGGAGGCTACGGCTATGACCACAGAAAAAGATAATATTGAACAAACTGAAGAAACTAAGGTTTCTGAAGAACAACCTGTTGAAGAAGCAGTTGCTGAAGAACAGGTAAACGAGGTTGCAGAGGCTGCAAAAAACGTAGAAGCTACGGCAGATCAAGCTGAACAACCTAGTTACTTAACACAACAGGATTTAGATAAGATACTGGAAGAACGAAAGAGTGCGTTTGATAATGCACAAGGACGAGCTCAGCAGTATACAAATCAAAAGGTTCAGGAAATTCAGGACGGAGCTAAGGCTCAGATACAAGAATTTATGAATGACTTCTCATCTATATTAGATGAAGATCAAAAAGATGTATTGAACCAAAAGATTGCACAGAGAGAACAAAAAGCAAAAGAAGAAAAACTTGATAGGTTGATCGAAAACATGGACAACCCTCAGAGCCAAGGCTCAAGCTTAACTCCTGAAAATCTTGAAGACTTAGATTCTGTTGTGAGAGATACAGCATCTACTTTAGGTTTAACAAACTTAGACGTCAGAAGTGATAGTCGGGTTTGGCAAGGCTGGTCGCAGAGTATGAGTTTTTCTCAGTCTGTAAAACTAGCTAATCAAAACCTTAAGAAAATTGCTGGATCTAAAAAAGACGTAGTACAAGAGCCTGCTACACAGAAAGTACCACCTACTACACAAGGTGCGCCGACTCAACCGAAGCGTGCCTACAATAGTTTAGGTGACCTTTCTAAAGCTTTTGCTAACGGGCAAATTGATGCTACGCAATACAGAAACTATAAAAAACAACTTTAAATAAAGGATAAATAGAATGGCAACAGGATTGACATTATCGTCTAGTTCTAGTCTATCTGACATATCGAATATCGTAATAGCTTCGGCTATTTCAAACATTGAGCCAGCTGGTCCAACAAATCAGCTGGTATCTAGGTATGACATTCCTCAAGGTGCAAAGCAAGTTAATATTCCTATTTGGGGTAGAAACGATGCAGCAGCATTAACTGAGGGTGTGGACATTACTGCTCCTCAACAATTGTCTGTTACTGTGACAAGCATTACTGCTTCTGAGCATGGTATCATGACTTTTGTTTCTGACAGGCTGTCTAGACAAAACAACGAAGACATACTTTCTCACGTTGGTGAAGTACAAGGTGGAGCTTTAGGAAGACTTCTTGAAGACGACCTAACAAGTTTATTTGATGGGTTCTCTAACTCTATCGGATCAGCTGGTAGCTACCTTACTTACTACCACGTTGCAGGAGCTGTGTCTTACTTAAAAACAGATAACAACTCGTCATTTGGTATGGCACCAGGAACACCTAATGGTGTATTCCACCCAGAACAAATTAGAGCATTCGTACAAGAAGTAACTGGCATCCAAGGTGGCGGTACTACTGGTATGGCTGCACAACCAATTCCAGAAGGTATTACTTCAGAAGTAATTCAAAACTACTTCAGAGGCAACGAAAGAATCTTCGGTATTCCAATATACCAATCAGGTGTATTAGGTAGAGATGGATCAGGTGATGTGAAAGGTGCAGTATTTGTACCACAAGCAATCGCTTTGGCAATGGCTCACGAAATGGAAGCTGAAGAAGAAAGAGATGCTTCATTAAGAGGTACTGAAATGGTAATGGTTGGTGAATGGGGAGAAGCAGAAATTGCTGATCCTTGGGGTGTGGAAATGCTTGGAGCAGCAGACGCAATATAGGAGATTAGATGGCAACCCAGCAAGGA